TGGTTGAGTGTCTCGTAATAGACAGCGAAGAAGAACCAGAGTATTGTCCTATGTGCGGAACAGCACTATAATATAAACATATATAATGGTATGTGGACATACCAAGGAAAGCCTTTTGAACCAGACGACGAACTCTTGGGAAGTTACCAAGGGTTCGTTTACTGCTTGACGAATCTCAAGAACGGCAAGAGATATATCGGCAAGAAGTTTTTCTGGTCAGCAAGAAAACTACCACCACTCAAAGGCAAAAAGCGAAGTCGCAGAAAGCGTGTCGAGTCTAACTGGCGCGAATACTACGGCTCGTCTGAGGCTGTGCAAACTCTGATTGAAGACGGTGTAACATTCGAGCGTGAGATACTACGCTTGTGCCAGACGAAGGGTGAATGCTCTTATTACGAGGCTAAATTACAGTTCGAACACGATGTTCTTTTGAACGATATGTATTACAATGAATTTATAGGATGTAAGATACATGCAAAACACATTAAATCGTAGCATTATACATGAAGACTTTCATCACATGCCATCAGGCATGCGCTATGATGACTTTATGAAAGAAATCAATAAAGCAAAGAATGCTCTTGTAGAGTGGGGTTTTAACAAAAACGAATACTCTGTAATTCATCTATTGAGTAATACGACAGATGTGCTTGCTATTCAGTTTGCGATGCTAGAACTTGGTGTTGGTATTGCAATTCCTCCCGAAGATATGTTTGATACTCCTGAGCAGAAGCAAAGCGAACACTGGAAAACAATCGACAGTTACTTTCGTGAGTTTGTGAGACACAACAACAGATTTCCTATCACAACAACTGTAGACGACAGAAGTGATAAGATATTTGGTGGTGCGATTGAGAAGTCACAAATCTATGGCAAAATCTACATGGATACGACCGAAGAGTTTGGTATCAGACACGGTCATTATATGGGCGACATACACAATCGGTCTGACGAAGATGTTCAACCCTGGTCTGTCTCACCATACACTTATGCATGGGGTGGATTCAAGACTGGCTCAGGTTGGGGTTACGGTGACTGGGAAAAGAAAATCAAACCGAAGGGTTTTGCGTGGAATGACATTATCTTTGAGGTTACACACGAAGAGATGTTTGAGAGAATAAACTCAACGCCTCTTGATTTGTCAGGTAAAGTCGTTGGTGTTTCAAAAACAATGCTTCATCACAATGCGTTAGAGAGACATGTTCTGCCAGCAATTATGCAGAGCGGTCGCATAGTAGACATGCCTATTCCTGAATTTAATCTAGGCAATACCTTTATTGAGGGTATTGAAGTGAATGGTAACGAGATTACAAAAGAACAAATATATCAGTTTGTTGCTATGAATGCCTGCAATCTGGTGAGACGATACAACGTAGATAACTTTGCATCACCATCAGACGAGGCTCTGTTTGCGTGGCTTGATATATATAATACGACACAAGGTGATTTCGATAGACCTATTGAGTGTTTAATTCATAGCGAACCCACGCAAGAACATCTTGATTGGGAAAGTAAGATGAATATCGAATTCATATATGATGGAGATAAATTTCAATATGGGGCTTGACAAATCACGCAACTTGTGATATAATTAAAGAGTTCTTTGAGGGTAGGTAGAATACCATGCTAATCACACGCGACATTATTCGAAAGGATATCGTCTACAAAAAAGACGAAGACGCTTTCAATACTATTTCTAACATGACCAACTCTTTCAAGCATATGCTAAATGATGCTGGTGCTAAGAAAGGTGATTTGGTTACTCTTGGTATTATATATGTGAATACTATGCATGTCTCTGCTCTCATGGCATGTGCTGAGTTAGGATTGCGTGTTATTCTACTTGATGCTCCTGCCACAGAACAGTCACTCAAATATACCAAACTTGCTATTCACGGACCTGCTGACTTTTGTATTGATGATGAAAAGTCAACTAACATCTATGGTGGTCTTCATCAGAAGATGATTGAGACATATTCTAAGAAAGTTCTCAAGTGTGAAGCATTAAAGATGTATGAAGATGTTGAGGATTTCTTACCTGCATATGATATTAGTGAAGATGACCCATTCATTGTAAGTTCAACATCAGGCTCGACGCGCCGGTCACGCAAAATAGAATTTTCTCACAAAGAGTGTTATGAGATTTCAAAACGTGCTATTAACATCTTTAAGTTTAAGCCTGATAGCAAAGTGCTTCAGACACGAAATTTACATCATGCATCAGCATTGTTTACGCATTTGTTTCCTGCTCTTATGACATGTAAGTATCACTTCAACAGACCTATTCCCGATAAACTCGCTTTTGAATCTGATGATTCGGGCGGTCTGAATAGACTTATTCAGCGAGACAAATATACACACATCATGGTATCAAACGAAGATACATTAAATTGGCTTCTTGCTGGTACCAGAAGAAGATATGAAGAAACGCTTATTATCAATATGAGTGGCTTTACACTTGATAAAAAATTCATTCATCATTGTAAAAAGTATAATGTAGAGTTTTTATCACATTACGGCTCGATTGATACAGCAATACCTCTGCTGATAAATCATGTTACAAAGGATACAAAATCTTTAGCGGCTGGATATTTAGGAAAGACACCTGACAATTATTATCATATCACACTCAATAATGGACAGCCAATCATTAATTGTGAGTTGTGGGACGAACCTCGTAAGATGGATGACATTCTAAGATTTGAAGATGGCAAGTTTTTCATAAAGCCACGAAAAGAAACTTCTGGTAGATATCTCCAAGAACTTCTTCGTGATTGTCCTGAAGAGATTGACCTAGATTTATTCTTTCAAGATACTAAACTTAATATGGAACAACTTCGCGGTCATATTCATGAGATAAAAAAATGAAGAAACTACTACTACTTCTATTCTTATTCACAACACCACTTCACGCAGAAGTGTATGGACCTGAACCAGATTGGGAATACCATGTCCGTGACGAGCCACTCGAAGACTTTAATGACCCGACTGACAATCAGTTGTGGTTGTTCTGGACTCTCAATGCGCTAGATGTGTATACAACAGACAGAGTGATTAGAAAGTGTCCAGACTGTAGAGAAATCAATCCTCTATTGCCTAATAGACCGAGCCTCGAAGAACTGATATTGTATAAAGCAGTCTTTGGTGGAGTTGTTCATTATTATGGAAACCGTCAATTCTTAAATGTGATGAACACTATTCTGGGTGGTGCTATAATTCACAACTACGAAATAGCAAATTAATTTAAAAAAAGTGCTTGACAATCTCTGATACTTGTTGTAATATAAAGTATAAGTTGAGTTAGAAAGGACTTAGAAATGATTAACGAAATTACTTTTCAACAGAAACAAGAGTTCGCAAACTACTGTGAGATGTTCTATGGCGAAGGTCAGTTGTATGCTAACCGTGACTTCGCGACTCGTGAACAAATCATGGAAGCCACTAACATCTATCTGATGCGTGGCGATGAGAAGTTCTTCACCGATGGTGAACATCGGTGGGGTGGTGGTGACACCATTGACCGTGAGATTGTCGCTGGCATTCTCATTGAAGAACTTGGTGTTGACCTCTACTAGAAAGGATTAGATTATGATACGTCAAAACAATGATACTGGATATGTTCTCAACCTAGATGGGCCCGAAGGCAATGCGTTTGTTCTTCTAGGTGCGGCATCTAATCTGTGTCGGGAACTTGATTACAATAAAGATGAGGTCATGGAAGACTTGCAGGCGGGTGACTACAATCATCTGTTGCAGACTTTCGAAGGATACTTCGGGCCGTTTGTTACTTTAGAAACAAATAATCCTGAATATTTGGCACTTTTCGCTTGACATTCTTTGCGGGATGTCGTAATATAATAGTATAGTTAAGAGAGAGGAAACAAACTATGGCTTATGTATCACAAGAGATGAAAAAAGAGTTAGCGCCTGGAATCAAGGCAGTTCTCAAGAAGTATGGTATGAAAGGTTCTATCAGCATCAACCATCACAGTTCTTTGGTTGTGACCCTGCAACAAGGGCCTTTGAACTTCGAAGGTGTTGACGCTCGTGGAAATGACATCTTTTACACTGCCACTGATGGTCTTCACCACAGTCAAGTCAACACTTATCACATTGACAAGTTCTATAGCGGAGTGACTGCTAACTTTCTGAATGAATTGGTGACTGCAATGAAAGCACCTACTGGTCGTGGTGAGTGGTATAACAAAACCGACATCATGACTGACTACTTTGACATTGCATACTACACTAATGTCAATGTTGGTAAGTTTGACAAAGGTTACATCTACACTGGTGAGGAGGCAATTGCCGCATGATGAGTGAAATGGACATTCGGGCTAAACGGTATGCTATCGAGGGATTTCTCGAACATGCCAAGGATGACTTAGAGAAAGCAGAGAAAGTTGATAACAAAGAATGTATTGTCACTTACACTTTTTTAGTCACTGAATATGAAAGCATGTTAGAGGAGTTTGATGAGTATTATGGCATTCAAACCGTTTGATGAAGAACTCGCAAAACTAGGCAACTACATACTCACATGGTCTGGTTATCCTGATGCTGATGGATTTGAGAAGAATTGGTATGAGATTTTTCTTGAGATAAACGATGGCTATATAAGTGTTCATACCATACCAGGGTTCACATATAGTTCTGCTGGTGTGCGAGAATATTTTACAAATTATGTAAATAAATTGCATGATGAAAACAACGAAAACACTATATAATACTATATGAGGATATAATGGAATTAGAAGTATTCGAAATCTTCGAACAGTTTTCACAGAAGAAAACTCGAAAAGAAAAAGTTCAGTTTCTAAAAGATAATGGAGTCCCTGCTGTCCGCGATGTCTTGCGTGGCGCATATGATGAATCTATTGAATGGAACTTACCTCCAGGCAAACCGCCTTACACACCTAACAAACCTGAAAGTGTTCCTTCGTCTCTGCGACAACAGCATCGAGACTTTGGTTACTTTGTAAAAGGCTTTAAAAAGTCTGAAGGTATGAAGCAATATAAACGTGAGAATATGTTTATCCAACTGCTTGAAAGTGTTCATGCAGACGATGCGTTGATTGTTTTAAATATGGTGCAAAAGAAACCACCATACAAAGGATTGACTAAGAAGATAGTAGAGGAGGCTTTCCCTAATCTACTTCCTTAGATTTTCGTTATGCTCAACTTCCCTCTAATAACAACAAGGAGCAACTATGCCAAGAAATCAAATAGAGAGATTGAAGAACGACAGTCGAGAACTCGACAACTACATTAGCAGACTTCATAAAAAAGGACGCACTACCCTTGCTCAAAAGATGTCGGCTAAAAAAGAGTTCATTAATCAAACTATTGCTGAATACGAAAGTTCAATTCTAGCATAAAAAGGTAGGTGGTCAGTATCTCGGTGGGGGTGCTAGTCATCCTCACCGTTACTTACTTGGAGATATAAATGCCGACATATACAATGATGCATAAAGAGACAGGAGAAGAAAAAGACCTCTTCTGTTCTTATGAAGAATCCCTAAAATTCCTTGAAGAAAACCCTAACTGGTCACGAGTGATTGGTGCGCCTGCACTTGTTTCATCGACAGGTAATGTAATCAACAAAACATCAGGTGACTGGAAAGACCTGATGAAGAACATCAAGAAGGGTTCTGGTAAAGGAAACAATATCAAAACATGAGTATGAAAAGACTCAAAGTTGATGGGCTTCTTGATTATCCCGCAATCACACAAAATCAAAAAATAGCATATGATGCATGGGACTCGGGCGACCATCTTGTTCTATGTGGTTCTGCTGGCACGGGCAAGACATTTATAGGAATGTATTTGGCACTTGCAGATGTTCTCGACAAGGCTTATGAACAAGACAAACTTGTTATTGTAAGAAGCGTAGTTCCTACACGAGAGATGGGGTATCTTCCAGGTTCAATCGAAGAAAAGATTGATGCGTATGTAGCACCATATAGAGCAATTGCAAATGAACTATTCAACGAGAAACTAGCATATCAGATGCTTGAAACTCAAGGCACACTCTCGTTTATGTCTACTTCGTTTATCAGAGGTCAGACAATTGACGATGCTATTATTCTGGTTGATGAAATGCAAAATCTTACGTTTCATGAACTGGACAGTATTATTACTCGTGTAGGTCGAAACACTCGTATTATTTTCAGTGGTGATTACTATCAGAGTGACTTAGGTAAAGAGTCAGACAAGAGTGGTATTCTTGACTTTATGAACATCACCGAAGTAATGAATAACTTTACCACAGTTGAGTTCGGATGGGCAGACATCGTAAGGTCAGACTTCGTGCGAGACTATATAATGACGAAAGAAATGATTGAAAGAGGAAAAGTAAAATGAAACTATCTAAGAATTTCTCACTAAGCGAATTTACAAAATCACAGACTGCTTTGAGACAAGGCATTGATAATACGCCCGAAGGCGAACATCTAGATGCCGCCAAAGAACTGTTTGAAAATGTTGTTCAACCTGTGCGTGATAAGTTTGGCGTGACTGTAATCAATTCGGGCTATCGAGGTCCTGCATTGAACGAAGCCGTTGGTGGTTCGTCACGCTCACAGCACTGTAAAGGTGAAGCGGTTGACATCGAATGTCCAGGCACTTCGAACTACGAAATCGCAACATGGATTGAAGACTATCTAGAATTTGACCAATTGATTCTTGAGTTCTATACGCCAGGAATTCCCGACTCTGGTTGGGTTCATGTATCATATAAGACAGAAGGTAATCGAAAGTCTGTATTGACTGCCATGAAAGAAGATGGTAAGACAGTATACAAGACTGGCTTAATTGAATGAGCAAAAACTTAATTTTCCAATATATGATTACAGAGAATGTTGGTAAACGAAAACGTGTAAAACAATATGACGGTCCGCGTGACGAACTATACAGAAAATCAGCCAGATTGTCGTGGGATAGTTTCGCTAGGTATGCTAAATTACACAATGTAACTCATCATACATCAAGCAAAAGAGTGTTCACCGAAGGCTGTGGTCACAACACTGACCTATATTTGTTCGAGGTTCTTCGTATTGTATATGATGAACTCTATGACCAGTTTGATAATGTTCTCTATGTAGATAGTGATGTTATCTGTAATACACAAGAAAACATCTTTGATTTAGTTGATGGCTCTTTTGATATGGCAGGTATCTATGAGAGTGAAATTATATCAGGCAGAGGTAATGGTGGGTATAATAGTTGGGATAGAAGACCAAAGAGTTTTAAGTTATTGAAAAACAAGTATGACAGACTAGGTGTTCCTGTTATAGGAACACCACCACCTGCAAAGCCAAGTAAAGTAGCAATCTTCAATACAGGTGTTATGTTGTGGACAAAAGAAGCACGTTTAAAAGCGAGAGAAACTTTTGACGATTGGTTTGCTTTTTATAAAGACGGAGTAGATAATAAAGACCCAAGGTGGGTAAACAACGACCAGCCATTCATTTCATCCCAGTTGATGAAGCATAATTTTCGTATCAAGTTGTTAGAACAAACGTGGAACGATACTCCAGCGCATTATAATGAGTATAAAGATTGGAGGAACAAAAACTTCCTACATTATACGGGCGGCAACGGCAAAGTATTAATGCTTGACCATCACAGTATTAATCTATTTAAATACATTTAGTGCTTGACATTTCTCTTTCTTTATGTCATAATGAGACATAATGAAAAGAAAGGTTATAATATGTTAGAATACAATACACAATATCACAAAGTCATTCTCACTGATGCAGACGGAGTTCTGTTGAACTGGGGTTATGCATTCGATGTCTGGATGCATGAGAAGGGATATCGTGTATCTGATAAGTTCGCATATGATATCAGCGAACTCTATGGTATTCCAAAAGCAGAAGCCAAACGGTTAGTTCGGGACTTCAATGAAAGTGCCGCAGTTGGTTTCATTCCGCCTCTTCGGGATGCTATTCAGTATGTCAAAAAACTCCATGAAGAATGTGGATATGTCTTTCACCTGATTACAAGTCTGAGCAAAGACCAGAACGCACAACGGTTGCGGACAATGAACATTCAGAAGTTGTTCGGTGAGACTGCATTTGAGAAGTTCATCTATCTTGATACTGGTGCTGATAAAGACGAAGTTCTTGCTCCCTATGAAGGAACTGAGTATGTCTGGATTGAAGATAAGGTAGAGAATGCATATGCAGGTGCAAAGGTTGGTCTTGAACCTCTTGTCATGGAACATGCATACAATATGAATTGTAAAGACTTCCCTCTGATGAAGAACTGGAAAGATATTTACGAGTTCTTGGTTGACTAAATACCCTCGATAACAATAATAATAACGAGGATGTTATGGAAGAAGAACTTAAAAATGCAGGCTTTCATCCTGCTGATACAAATGGTGATGGTCATGTCACTGAAGAAGAACATGCAATGTATATGGAATTTAAGCGCAAAGAATTAGAAGACAAAGATGCACAAAGAGATGCTATTCGTAAGATGGCTTGGTTTGCTCTAGGCGGACTACTTCTATATCCAATTGGCATCTTTTTGACAAGCGCATTTGGTCTAGAAAATGCAGCCAAGTTGATTGCTGATATTGCTCCAACTTATTTTGCTTCTATTGCAGTATTAGTATCTGCATTCTTTGGTGCTGATGCATTAAGTAAAAAGTAGAGAAATAGATTTGGTTATGATTATATAATGGTAAAAGAAGCACAAATCATACAATGGCGAGGAACGCCTGGCGTTGGCGATGCGATGCAA